AGCGCCGACCACCCTTCCAGTTCATCAGAGCGATAAACTGGCTTGGGACTCCAGCCTTTTACTTCAAAGCGCTGTAGATCACGATTCCATTTTTCAACGGACTCGTACCCAAGAAAAGAGTACCTGCCAAGTACACTCGACGTCTCTCGGACATAGGGCAAAGGCCCTAAAATCTTCTCTAACTTTTTAAACATTAGAGAAGCGGTACGCCAATATCCCTTTTTATAAAAAAGGTTGGCTGTAGCACACCAAGAGATAAGCGAGTTATACGCTCTCTTGTTCTCAGGACACAGATTTCGGACGTATGTAGGTGTTACCTCATACCCGTTATATGCGTCAAGACCGCATGACTCTCTAAAGTTTCCACGATAGAAAGTCTTAGCGGAATTTACCTTGCAATTGTACTTACGCAGGTAAGCGAGAACAACGTCCGCATTCGTGGATGGCACGACGATATCGTCACCATACACGTACACATCGCGCGAAACAATAAAAATGTTTTCGCGAGTGTAGGAAAGGTTATTTGCCTCCATCAAAGCCATTACACAAATAGTGTAAAAGTACATGGCTTCAATAGGAAAGCAAAGAGCGCTACCCATTGACGCAAATTTCCTTAAGGGAGAAATTATTCTTCCATCCGGTAATTGCGCTTTCGTCGAACGACAACACAAGATAGAATCCCGAAGATCGGGATTACTATCAAACATTCTGATAGCAAGATCGAGTGGAACCCGATCTGAAGCCTCAGATAGGTCGATTGTTGCCAACCGACCGTCGCTAGACGAAGTTAATGCAAGTTGTTGGTTTATCTCCTGATCACGGAAATTAATCCGTGATCTGGTTAACCAATAGGATTCGAGTTTATCATAAAGATAATCACGAATACCCTGCTGCACATATTGCATGCAGACTGGTTCAACTGCAATAACTCGGGGTGACTTTAAAGTTTTAGGCACGGTGATCACCCTAACGGGCTGTTCATCGTGCTCTGGAATGATCGTTACAATTTCGAGCTCCTCTGATTCCAGTGGTATACCCAATGGATATCCATTGTCAACCAGAGGGAAGTAAGGCTCGAGACGGTCATGCCAGCGACGCCAAACATACTTTCCGTTTCCGGAAATTTTGTCTGCCGTAGCACCAGGTCCATGTTTGGGAAGTATAAGGTCAGGACGAAAATCCCGAACCATATTATCCCAGAGCAGGCGAGAAATATCCAAAAACTTGGATACGTCCTCGTCCGGTGCAGAAAACTCTTGAAGTTCGCGTTCAATTTCATAGAAGCTGTCAAGTGCGGCCTTGATCCTTTTTGGGGAACAGTCCAGTTCCACTTTGCTAAATGTACGACATATTTGTCGTACAGATTCAACAACAGTAGGAACATCACTGGCAGCCAGCCAATCAATTGACTCATGTCGATTGAGGGTTTCATAAGAAATAACCTTTCCTGTCTTACGGTCGAAAATTTGACCAAGCATACCTTGAAGAAATTCAGGGATTGCTTCATGTTTCAGTCGGTGAAAACCTGTGAAACATGCTGGGTCAATAACTCCTTCTTCAAGGCTTCTTTCAAAGTCCTTGCAGAATTGGGGTAGGGTAATTGTCAGAAAAGACACACCCTCGTTTTCGACCCGTGACTTGATTGTTTCCAGGTCACGAATATCAAAGACATCAGCGGAACACTTCATAGAGCTATCTATATAGACTTGCTCTATGACCTCTAGAAGATCACTTACGTCGCTTTTCAAAGTCCCTCCTAAACCGGAGGTGATCTTTCAAGCCACGGAAGAGGCCTTGTAACTGCACATAGGTGCAGTTACCAAACTACACCCACATACAAAGAAAATCGGATTATCGTCGTTTAATCTTTCGTAATTGCTCACGAAAGACAACTCGGGCAATGCCATAAAAGACAAGCCCTTGTAATAGATCGTTTCCGATCTCGACGATAAGATGAACGACGAATTTCGTGATAGCTTCCGCCATCACGATTCCTCGCCGTAAATCTTTCCGATAAATGTGGAGTCCATCGCTGCTTTAATAGCAGCGAACAGGTCGTTCACTTGAGTGGACGTAAAACCCGTAAGGGGTCTATCGAACACTATTTGAACGGACATATCTTCCCAGGCATTAACAGAAGTTAATGCATCAGGAACGATAGCGTGCTCATCCGCGCGCACTAATGAGCGCACGCGTTTCCCACTCTCTTGGTGTGAAACCGTAAGGGTGAGAAATTTGTCGCTAGTCTGATACACAGAGCGTAAGCCCTGAGTAGAGATTCGAGGCAAAGTTTTCGCAACACCTGCGACAGTGATAGTTTGTGGATCGGCCAAAGCCATGGTTGATTCTCCAGAGTTAAGGGGAATTTTCCTAGCCTCAGGTCCGTCCCTTTCCCAAGGGAACAAACTTGGTAAAGAAGCTAGAGGAATGATTATCGGAGATATCACCTACCACCATGAGCCGCAAGGCCATGTCTGGTAATGCCTAGAGCTCCGAGAATCGCTAATCTCTCCGGGGACAAAGAGTCCCAAGAGACGCGGAAACCGTAAGGACTATCTGCAGACACCCGTTGTTTCGAAGAATAACTTCTCACGAATGACAACGTTTTCAGCCCACTTGTAAATGGAAGCTTTACCGTTAAGGTACGTTCCACTCTCTTATGGGCGGTGATGTAGAAATAGGCAGCAGCTACTTGATCTTCAAGGGTATCAGACATACGCTGGATATATGATCCAATGTTTGTCACCCAATCAACTAGCCATGTCCAAGGTGTAGCTTGCCAAACATGATATGGATTTACTTCGAGGCCGTAAATTTTTACGTACCTCATAACCTGATTCCAGGCGGATGTATAATCCGGTAAAGTCACATCAAATTCGGGACGATAAAATCTAAACTTACCACTCGCATGAATAGATAACGAAGTTTTCTCCGTTATAGACCATGAAGGTGGACTAGTAAAGAAGTAACTTGGAAAACCTACAGGAAAACAGGGAGTCGCATAACTCACAGAGTTAAACGGCAACACTGTTTCTGAGATAACCACGTCACTAACGTCCTTTGTCACTCCGACCGACTTCCTTACCCACTTACCGTTCTCATCTGAAATTTTCTTGATGATTTCGGAAGCGTCGAGATAAGTCGTAAAAAACGACTTTAAATCTCCAAGGAAAGGAGCCCAACCAAATTCATGGTTGATGAAATGCTCTGCAATCTCTTTTGGCTTCATATCTCTTGAAGACAAACGAGAGCCGAAATGTACAACCTGCGAACCATAATCGGTTGCAACGGTTTTATAAAAATCGGCACTTTGGTACTTAATACCTAAAGCTTTTGCAGTAGTTTGCAGCATCGGTACAGTGTCCCCAATTTCTTTAAGGAACACGTACAGAGAGGCCATTTCTAACTTAGGCTTGGCAGAACGCCAAGCACGGTCGAAGTAAGGTGCTACGTCTGGTAACAACGCATTAGACGATCCGGTAAAAGCCAAGGGCGTAGAAGCCCAACCGCTTCCCCAAGCGTTATTATTGGGAGGCATAAAGCCACCCTCATAACGATGGTTACCATCAACCGAATAATACGTGCCAGACCCGACTACTCCTTGCGGAGGTAGTCCAGTATCGATACGTACGTTCAAGAAGGGTCCGCCTGTTAAATACAGCGGAGAATCACCTTTTTGGGTGAAATCCGTTGACTTTCGACGAGACCTAGGATGAATTTCATCCCAGGTCTGTTCGACAGTACAAGCAGAAACATCTGGAACGAACTGCTGAGAGTTGTATGGGTTACCCCATGAGTACGAAGGAACTCCGTTTAAAAACGTAGTTACCTTATCACGGAACACGCCTAATTGAATAGGAGCATTCCACGCACCGTGGTTATTGACCAAAGGGTCAATACCAGCAACCCGAAAGCGATATCGAGGTAGAACCATAAGCAAACACCTTCCTTACAGTGAATGTAATTTGGCTTGAAACAAGCAAATGCTAGGCAGTGGAAGCGGATTAAACACCCGGTACACTACGGTCTGCAATTACATTCTGTTTCGCGAAGACACCATCCCTGATGTCTTAGAACCCCCCTAAAG